CTATAATCTACTAATATCATTTGTACTCCTTAAGTTTTTGCATAGGAATTAAATTCCTATACAAGACCTTCAAGAAGTGCATCTAATGATTGATTACTTGCAGGTGCAGCTTGTGGAGCTGGTGTTGGCTCAGGTTGAGCAACTGGTTGAACCGGTGTTTGAACTGGATTTACTTCAGCAACTTGTTGAACTTGAGCTGCAGGTTGAGCTGTTAAACCAGCATCAGGTACTTGTGCAACTGGTTGAACAGTATCATTTTCTGTAAATGTTACCCATTTCATTTTATCTTGAAGTTGTTCATAAGTCATAAATGATTCAGGTTTCATTAAATCAGATAATTTATAAGTATTTCCTTTAATATCAGTTAAAGCTTCTTCAACACTTCCATAGATACCAGTAACTTCATTAATAACTTCGGATGGGTCATAAGTGATAATTCCATTAGAACCTTTTTTACAAGCTAATTTAAATGAGTTTCCAGCAAGTGGATTAAACATTTCTTTTGGCTGTGCACCTAGTTCTCTATCTTGGTCAGTTGGGCTAACTGCTTGTTGAATTTTATCTTTAAGAGCACCTGACATTTCAAATAAGAAAATCTTACCTTCATTATCTCTGTTTGCTGGGTCTTTAATAATTTTTATATTAGATATAAATTTTTGACCTCTACCAAATGTTTTTGAACCGTATTGAGTAATGTTTCCATTAGCATCTTTAACATCTTCTTTTACACCACTGTTCCATAGTTCTTGCCATTTTTCTTGGAAAGGACATGCTGCACCAATATTTGTAGGTGAGAATTCACTAACGAATCTTTTCTTGCCATTTTTAACAATTGTAGTGTTAATTTTATACATTTGTTGAATCATACCCTTCTCTGAGTCTGGAAGGAATCTGATAATAGCAGCGCCATTACCATCTTTATCTTTTGCTAGTTTGTAGAAACGGTCATCAGAACCATATTTTTTTGTGTTATCTGCGAATGGGTCAACCCCTACTGCTTGTTTCATTGCGTCAAAATTAAATGCGTTTACGTCCATAATTATTCTCCTATCGAATATTTCAAGTTTTGAGACTCGGTGGTCTTCATCTTTTATCTTTTTATCGAATTTCATCGAAACCTATTATTGAGTACCTAT